TTTCATTTACTGCATCGTAGGCTGGCATTGCATCAGGTAGCCTCATCGTTTGCTCCCTGGTTTAACTTCAATACGCGGTACACCAAGCCTCCAATTAGTTGACTCTGCACCTATTGCCTTAACAAGCATTTGTCTGCCATGTACTCTTATTGGTACAGGTTGCCTAGTTGCTGTATATGGGCCAAAACTACGTTCTGTGCCGTTAGGATACATTTTAGTTTTGAAAGTCATGCTAACGTCGCCTTGTGCGCTTTCATCAGGATATAAAAACGTAAGATTAGAGCTATTTTCACCTGTACCTAATTCTACAGGGCCATGCTCAATAAAACTAACATCACCATTGTGATCATAACCAAACTCATGGTCATATATCTTGCCAGTAGCATCTACAGCTATTGGATATGGTAATGGCGCTTTGTCTGTCGCGCATAATCGCGATAAACTGCCTTTATTCCAATGTCCTTCTCTATAGTCATAAACCACATATTTGTCATTTTCAGTGCTATCAGCGCTGGGGTAAAACCACCAAACCTCACCAAATGATGCATTATGCCAAGCAGTAACTTTGCTAATTTGCGCCCTGTTAATATCTTTAAACACTGCATCATGTACGTCGCATTTTATAGGTTGGCTGTAACCTGTATAAACATAAAAGTTTTCATGTGACATCCAATATGCTGCGCCATCAGCTGTTGTCACCGCACCAGCAGACACTAAACCACCACCAGCATTATCTTGTGGAAATCCGTACACTAATGGTGGCCCTAAATATACAACGCGCCATACGTCTTTGTCTGTAAATATAAGACTACCACCTTTAACATTGACAGCATTTAATATTGTACCAGCTGTTTGTAAACTAAAGTTACCAGCTTGGTTGTTAGCTGCTGCTGTCCATTGGTTTCTATCTTCTTGATCTGACCAAGCAACATCTCTTGGCACTCCTGCTGCTCCAAGGCACATTACAATACGTTCTGGTGTTACTAATACTGCTTTATTACTTACAGGCGCATTTGTTACTTGTGTAGCATCAACATTAACATCTACATTCCATTCGTACAGTTTGCCGTCATCAGGCAATACACCTAGTAATATTTGTCCAAAAGTATCTAATGACCACACACTTGCTGGATTTATAGTATTAGTTACAGCAGGGTTACTAACACCATACGGCCCACGACCATATAATCCTGTGCCATAACCAGCACCTGTATCTGCATCTGCCCTGCCTGTAGTCAATCCAGAAGGCGTTATGTCTGTTACAGCACCACCAACAGTCATAGCGTACAAGTTACTGTTAGTACCTATAGCAGCAAATATTTGATTACTGTTATCACGCCAAGATATAACACGTCTTGCTTTACCGCTTACAGTTGTAGTTGTTCTTTGCCTCCAACCGCCCATTGGCCCTAATGCACCAAACTGCCAACGCACAAGGTTAGCATCAAAGTTACGGCCTTTAGACTGATACTCTGTTCCGTTGGTGTATACACCGGGCGGTATGTTTAATGGTACTAACATTAACTAAAACTCACTGTAACTGTATCTGAATTAATTACGTTGTTGTCGGCATCTGTTACTTGGCATCTGTAAACAGCATTGCCTGCTGATAACGCATAATTAAAACTAAATCTTGTAGTATACTGCGTAGGCAGTTGCGGAAACAGATTGATACTACTTACAGTGCCAGATACATAAAACCATTGATATGTAAATGGCGCTTTACCGCCTGTTACTGTTACAGCTGTATAACCAGTGCCAGGGCTACTTGTAACACCTGTGTAACTACCTAGTTGTGAGTTGTATGTTGTTGAACCAGACAATGTTGTTTGCGTTAGTGTTGCCTCAAATGCAGTAGAAACAACTTCCCATGCACTTCCATTCCAACGCTTAACACCGCTGTTAGGTTCTACCCACGCACTACCATTGTAATACTTAGCTGTTGCGTCTGCAAATGCTGTGCCGTTATAAGTTTTTATCGCCATTATGCCGTTGTATCAAACCAAATATCATCTGTTAAAGGGCTTGTAGGCGCTGTATTGCCTACAGTTATTGTCCTGCCATTGCCGCTTGCGTGTGCTACTTTGCTGTCTAGTGCAGATTGTAAACCTGTTGTTTTTGCTATTGTAAATGTACCATCAGCTACAGTAGCTAATGTTGTAGCTAACGAAAAGTTACCAGTGCCATCAAATGCTACACTACCTGTTACAGCGCCTGTTAGCGTTACTGTTCTAGCAGTAGACCACTTATCTGCTGACGTTGCATTGCCTGTCACAGCGCCCGTAACGTTGCCTGTTACGTTACCTGTAACATTGCCTGTAAGATTACCAGCAAATGTTGGCCCTGTTACTGTGCCTGTAAATGTAGGGCTTGCTAATGGTGCTTTACTGTTAGCAAGGTTTTCATTAGTTTTTACTTGTGCATCAATTGCTATTTGCGTAGCGTTTAGATCACCGCCCCATGTATCTTGTGCAGTGCCTGGTGTATTATATGTCCAGCCATAGTTAGTTGTTGTAGGCATATTAATAGTATCCTGCTGTTGCGTTTATCATCTGTGGTTTTGTTCCTGACATTCTGCGTTTATCTTGGTCATTTAATGCCTTAACAGCATCTTCAAACAACGCACTCCAGACAGGCAATCTGCTGTCATCATTTAAAAATGGTGCAGCGTGTAATAATGTTCCATACAAGTATATTTGCGGCGATTTACTTAATAACCAATTTGTATCTACATCATTTACTAATGGCGTTACTTCAGCCAAGTATCTCATAATGCCAATAGTAGCATCCGGGGGAAACGGGTAAAATAATAGTTTAGTGCCTTGTATAGAATAAAATCTAGGTATACCTGAGTCAGAGCCTATGCCATCTAATGCGTTATGTGGTACATATTGCAATGGATATTCAGAGCTTTTCATTTGTATATTACGCATTTCTAAGAAATTTGTAGGCAATGTTGTTTGCCCTACGTTTATAGTAAACTCAGTGTATTCTTCCATCTCAGATACATTGACTTTGCGGTTAACGCTTTCTTCATTCATTTTAATAAAATTAGGTATTTGTGCAGTCAAATCATCACGATTTAACGTGTCATTTATAACTGTTTTTAACTCGCCTAGATTTGCAAATGCCATAACTACACCTTAAACTGCGCTACTCGCAATGCCTGGAACTCATTACTGTTTAATTTTTCTACAACACGAGGCCAATGGTCTTGATTAAATACATCAATGCCTTCTGTTGCTTTCCAATGCTGTATTAGGCCTAGTGGTATTGTGCCAACTTTAACTAGATCAGCTTTTCCTAGTGTTCCTTTAGCATCATACTGCTGTTTTTTGTTGCTATCTAATATTTTAGTAACATCTTGCTCTGTTTTTACATACATTTCATCTGTTGTGCTATCAACTGCAAGGCTATGCTTCATGCCTGTTGCTGCATCATATGAAAATGGTTTAAAACTACTCATGTTAATCCCTTGCTACTACTAAATCGTTTTCTTCTAATAACTTAGCTTGTGCTGCATTTGTTTTAAATATGTCGCCTTTTTTATAACATATTTCACTACCATCAGCATTTGATTTACCAGTTCTTATTTGCGCTATACCGCCTTTTTTGGTGACAATGCATTCAATGCCGTCATCTTTTTGTATTTTTGCTTTAATCTTTGGTGCTTTTGCTTTTGGCATATTTATCTCCTGTATGTAGGGGCTGGCAAATGCCAACCCCCATTTGTTACCTAAAACTAGGTTAAGTCTGCGGCTACGCCAAGACCTTTTTCGTTTTTCACGATAAGTGTCATATCACCAAGGATTTGACCTTTTTCGTTGTCACCAGTTTTGGATAGTTCTTCATAACGTGGTGAACGTAATGTACCTAATGTACACATGGACGGATCTACAAATAGAGCATCGCGTGTTAGGCCATACTGTACTGGTATTATAGTTAGTTTGCCGTGGTTAGACAAATAAACGTCTGCACCGCCAACAACTACGCCTTCATCCATTCCGTTAATTTCATAACGATTAGCTGCAAGACCAGCAAATCCAGCAAATATTGCTTTATGAGCAGCACTCATGTAGATTTGTGAAAATGTAGCGCCATTATTAAATCCAGATTGGATTACGGCATCCATGATAGTTTTAGTGAAAGTACGCTGTGTACCATTTGTAGCAGCAGCACAATCTGTTCCGCTATATCCACCATTAGCACCACCTGAACCACGTGACACGTTTGAAGTTGCCCATGCTAATGCACCAGCAGCTTTACGGCCATTTGCACCTGATTCTTCAGATGAAGCGTAGTTACCAATGAAACGAGCTTCAAAGTCACGCTTTAGCTCAATACCTTTGATAAGCTTTTGTCTAGCCATTTCTGACGCTACGCCA